TTAATCCAGTAAATATCTGATTATATCCTGGCACTCTACCGGCAATAGCTGCCGTTGGGTTGTCAGGATTTTTTCTAACCTGCATCGAGCAGCACTAAGTAAATTATATGCACTTTCTTTTGTCACACGCAGATCAGCTGCTATTTCATATCTCGAAGCTTCCTTGATATACCATAATTTCAGGATCCTCTCATCCCTGATTTTTAATCCTGCAGCTGGCAATAAAATTTCAAAGGCTCCTTTATGCAGGCCATCAAGTTTATTAACAAAATTACTGCGGCCCATGGTGCTATTATAACACAATTAACCATAGACCCATCTATACTTCATTTATAAAAACTCGACAAATCCAATTTTATATCATCAGCTTCAATTGAAAACGAAAGAGGGTCCATAATATTTGAATGTACAATTGCTTCAAAAGGATAATCATCATTTAATCTAACACCATCTCCACGTCTATAATCGCCATCAGATCCATACTGAAGTTCTACCTCTATATAACCAAAAGCCTTTATTATGATATCTTCAGTATCAATATCATCAATATCTATACTATATATGTAAACATTCTCCACTAAATAATGCGTTGCTAACTCATCAATTTCACTTATTGTCGTTGACAGAACTGCTTCGAGAGACCCGCTTCGTATTTTTTCTATGTAACTGTCCATTATTTTATTTTGCGCACGATCAATTCTATCAAAAAAAGTGATTAAAATATCAATTACATCTGAAACTAACCTATCACATTCGTCCGATGCCACATTAAAAGTATCATTTGTTACATGTGTATATTTATTTAATTGATCCATAATTTCTATCATTTCTGTTGTTATATCATCTATCTCAATCATTAGTTTATTTTTAACAAAATCATCTAAAAATCCACCTTTGATAGCATAACGAATACGTTGCCCTCTCGTTACTCCCTGTCTATTTTGCAACTGATTTTCATACCATATACACTCCATCACACTATCATCATCCGCCAGTCTAGCCAAAACAATCCTAAGCAACTCTCTTAAATCAAAAGCAAAATGGGTTATTTTTAAAGGACTATCTGTATTTAATGATGCGATGGCTGAATTAAAAAGATTTACTTCCAACATTCCCGATAATTTAGTTTCTATTTGTTTTACTTTTGCTTCATCATACATATTCATTCCCCCAAAACTTTTACACTTATATTCATTTAGTACAACACGATTATAACATAAAAGATGTAAATCAAATTCTATTTTCTACCCAATTTTCTAAAATTTTGACATTAGACTGCGCGGGGGGTTGGCGACCATCGTTGAGCCCCCCACCCCCAGGAAGGACCCGCCCCATAATAATAACAATGAACCTATCTTCGCAACACACAACCGCTTGCAGCCCACCACGCTTGCCACAGCGCTTATCAGCTTTAGTATGCGATACTTTCTATTCATACAAATATAAAACAAAGCAGAGCCAGTCTATATGTTAGACCAGCCCTGCTGTTTTAAAGCATTATTAAATTTTAGCCCTTTTCAATATCACTGATTGTTAACGGAATAACAGTACCATCTTTTGTCGTGATTGTTAGCTTTGCTTCGCAATAGTCACATATCAATATCAAATCATCAATACTTTTTATGCCACGTTGAAATTTAGCTGCAGCAGTATTTTCGGAACACTTGAAAGCCCCAGACATCTTGCGATTATTCAAACCAGCAGAAGTTATTACCATTTGGATTTTTTTTGCGACGCTCATATATATCACCTCTTGATTCGATTATATATAAAACCGTGCATAAAGTCAATAAGTTTATATATTTTTTGCACGAAATTATATATATTTTCATTGACAAAATGTATGAAATCGTATATAATATATATAGAAAGTGAGGTGAGAAAACAATGTGGATTTAGAAAAGCTAGAGAGAATCTCCCAAATAATCGCAAACCTTGCAATTATTGGCACCTTCGCCATAGCGGCGATTGAAACCTGGGAGAAAAGGAAAAAGCCCCGAAATCGTCGAACGCGCCGCAAGCCAAGACGATAACGGAGCCTCGGGGGCGGTGCAACCGCTCCCACTCTCTAAATAAATATTACCACATTGAACAGCATGAAGTCAATATTGACAGTCTTAACGCTTTATCTCCTCGCCCAAGTCGGGCGGCAAGACTGGGACAGTCTAACATCAATAACCTACATCGCAGCCGTTATCAGCTGTGGAGTCTACTGGATAATAGAAAGGGCGTGCAACAAATGACAACTTACAAAATTGAGAATTACACTTTTGAAATAGTCGAAAAAATCCCTGAAGGTTACGAAGTTTGGAACATCGGGCGGCATATGCAAAGCGATGAACTTGTGCCCCTATGCCAAGTTTTCGCAGGGACTTATAATATAAACCCAGAAACGTTAAAAGCTATAAAAATGTTGCCTGCTGAAGCTGCCGTGATTAAGAAGATAGTCGGAAGATATGACCTTGGGAGCGTAAAGGCTTGCAGAAAGTATTTGAAACGTAAAACCATCAAAGCAAATAGAAAAATTGCTGCAGAAAAAGCACTTGCGATACTTGAAAAATATATTTAAAAGTAACTCCAGAATAGAAAGGAGCGTTCAACAATGAACGTAGACGACAAAATTTTAGCAATCGTAAAAAAGCACTTTGACTCAATAAAAAAACGCGGCGATCTGAAATCTCGGTGCAATGACAGCGAAGATTTTGTGGGGCAGTCTGGAATATTGAAGCCGCACTGCTTGAAGCCTACGAAACCGAAAGAAATAACCCCAATAAAAATGATTAAGCCGAAACGCCCTGCAAAGGGCGTCAGCCGCGGAACTGTCACCCGGCTCTGATGATGGCAGACCAGAAAGGAAGTTTTAGAATGGCAAAATTGAACTTGTGCGAAATTTTAGGCACGGACGCAGAACACTTGGCCCAAAAGGTTGCAACATTCAGCAAAAATGATATCAAATATCCGTGCATCGTTCAGGAAAAATATGACGGTGTTTATTGCATTGCTTGCCGCATCAACGATGCAGTTCATTTTTTTAGCCGCAGTGGCAATGAATTTTTATCGATAAACCATTTGCAAGATCCAATAAACGAACTCTTGACGGCCAGTAACTCTGACTTTATTATTTTTGAAGCATATTCTCCCGGCACTCCTTTAAATGTAATTACTGGCTGGTGTCGCGATTCAAAGCGCCAGCACGAGGATATCAAAGGCGTTATCCACGATTGCTTGACTAGCGGTGAATATTCCAATAATTCGCAGACCCCCTACAAAAAAAGACTTGCTCGCCTGGCTGTTGCCTTTAACTCTGTAAATGGCGCCGGCCTTCTGCTGTTGCCTGATCAAATCACTGCAAAAACATATGCAGATATAGATGTATTTGTAAATGCAATTTGGAGTAGATCCGGTGAAGGTGTTGTTATAAAAAATCCCTCTGCCCCTTATACCAGAGGGAGTAGAAACATTAATTTAATGAAATTAAAACGCGCTGCATCCTATGATCTCGAAGTAATAGGCCTGGAAGAAGGACAAGGCAAGTATCAATTTATGACAGGCAAGCTTATTTGCCGCTGGATCAACGGCACTACTATAAATGTTGGCAGCGGTCTTAGTGACGAGCAACGCGCGCAATGGTGGGCTAATAGAAGCGATATTATTGGTAAAATCGTGCAGGTCGACGCTATGAGTTTAAGCGCAAAAGGACAACTTAGAGAGCCTGTTTTCAAATGTGTAAGATTGGATAAGGTATCAGGAGATTTTAGCTGCTAAAAATCAAAACTGCGTGCAACCGGTACGAAAAACCGTGCTCAAAATAAAAATCCCGTGTAACGTCAAAAGTGCGTACAACGGGATTTTATATATTCATATTCAGATTTGCATGCAACCAAAACTGCGTGCAACTATCAGGATATTTTTTCAACCAGCTTTGCAGTTACGATCCCAGCAGCAAAGCCCCAACCTTTATCCTGGATTTCGCGCCGGCGCTGCACCTTCTGCTGGTGTTTGATTTGCTCGCTCAATTTCTGCAAGGATCTGTTCTGCGCGCTGATGAGCAGCTTTGCTTCGTTCGAGTATTTCTCGGCAGCTTCTAATCGTTTCTGCATTCTGTCGTGCGATACCCTCAGCTCGTTCAGCGTCACGATCAGCTCCGGCGAGCTCTGCTCCAGCAGCTGTAAGTTCGTCTCGAACTCCGTCAAGCGCTGCCCCTGCTCGCTGATTATCGTCTTGAGCTCGTTGTACTGTGCCCTGGATATCGTTATCGTTTCCTGCGCTTCCACCGCCGAAACTTCCGCGGCCGAACAAGTAGACAAAAATGCCGAAAAATACCAATACAATAACGAAAATGCCAATATTGCGATCATTATTGCTTTGTTTTTCCTGTTCATTCAAGGTGCTCCTCCCTCCTTATGTACAGTTTTTTCCCAAAAGGTTCATAATGTTTTTCATATGCGCTAATTTTCTAAAATCTGTTCTTTAAAACAGCTCTTTAATATATCCGATCAATTTATCCACGCCGGCAATGGCCAAAATCCCAATGCAAATATAAAGAAATGTCCGGCCATGTTTCCCCAGCTTCTGGATCAGCGTGCGATCCAATTCTTTAATTTTTTCAATTTCATCGGAATACTCATCTAAAGCTGCATTTATTTTATCCTTCAGCTCTGCACGTTCTTCGTCGCGAAGTAATTTAACGTCAGCCTTCAGCTGACGAATTGCTGCTTTTAATGCCAATATATCCTGTTCCACTTTTTCTTTATTAGTCATTTTGATACACTCCTTTATTTTTCATTCAATCGGAATTCCCATAGTTTTAAACCAGTTGGCCAAACCTCGCAAAACATCACCGCCTGGTTGCATTTTTTCTTTTGTACCCGGATCATCGATATACCATAAGTCCCAACGCGTTTCTGGATCTCCGCTGTACGGTCCATAACCATCCAGCAGCGCAGCCTCGCAGTGGGTCATAATACAGTTTTTATCAATAGGTAGCACCAGCTCCCGGCTTAATACCGCAATAACCTCGGCCATTGCGGTTATCTGTTCCGGAGTAGGCGGATACGATCCAAAATCAGCGTTATAGCCATTATTGGCAGTAGCGCCAAGACCACAACACAATGCAATGCCGATAGCTCCAGTATTTCGGTGCCAGGTATGCGTCCTGAGTTCCGTCAAGTCATCACACTCAATTTCGATACGGCCATCTCCCAAAATGCAAATATGATAGTCAGCTCGTTCTATATGGTTTGTAATATGTTGGCCAGCAGTCCAATGCAGATAAATCATTTTGATTTTCCCCCTGGCAGCTCTGGCCAAAGCCTGCAAATTATTATAGGTCTTATTATTCATGCTTATCCTTCCTTTCTTCTTCCCAGATGTCCGGTTCGCCGTTTTCATTTTTATCAACAAACGCCCGGCCGACAAATCCTGCTGCAGTAATAAGTCCACCACAAACTACAGTCACCAAAAACAGCCGCATTTCCGGCGTGTCTGCAGACTGAGTACGATACCAGTTATAAAACCAGCCGGCATTATATGCAATTACCTCAAATATGACTATAATCGCAAATGTCCATACAACGACCATGCTGCCTTTTGTCGGCGCTCGTCCAAATGTTTTTTGAATAAATCCTCGTATTTTTTCCAGCATATTTTCACTCCTTTAGCGGCAGCTCACGACAACGATTGTACAATTCCGTTCCGGTACCATTACCGCCGAGCCGATGATAATTTTCGTACAGATGTTCCAGGTTTTTCAGCTCTTCTGTACTAATCCTTTTTTCGGCAATGTAATTCTGGCAGGCCTGGAATAAGCGATCATACAATATGGCCAACAGGGCCTTTTCATACAAATTTTGCTTGATGACCATTGTCGCCACAGCTACCCATAGCTTATTACACAACCTGGCAACGATAAAAACCAATAACGAATATAACGCCGGCTGCCAATAACTGTTTATAAATTCCTGCATTTTATCCCCCTTGTTATAATGCTCCTATAAGGAGCTGATTTTTTATGATCTTAAAAAAACGAAAAACCAAAGGTCGAAGGCTGCCTAACGGACTTGGCAGCATCACAAAACGCTCAGACTGTAATCGGTCACGTCCATACCTGGTCCGCGTCAAAGTTAACGGGAAATTAAAATCAATAGGCGACGCCGCAACCTATGAGCAAGGTCTTGAAATGTTACTGCAGTATCGCGACGATCCGTCACTGTTTGTTGATACAGTTACCAGTTTCAGCGACGTTTATGTACTCATGAGAACCGAACGCTTCCGGAAGCTGGCCAAAACCACGCAAATCAATTACGAATCAGCGTACAAGCATTGCAAACGTCTCTACAACAGGAAATTTGCTGAGCTAAAGGCAGCCGATCTGCAGGCCGTGATTTCTGATGTCCGGAATGCCGGTGCCGGATATGCGATGCAGAAGAAAGTAAGACAGATTCTACATCATATGTACAGCTATGCACTAAAATACGATATCATCACGCTGGCTGGCGACTATAGTCGATATATAGACATCGACCAACGCAAACCAAAGTACCCCAAAAAGCCATTCAACACACGACAGATCAACCGTGTAAAAAAACTCGGCAATAAATGGGCCATGACAGTATTAATGATGATCTACTCCGGAGTTCGCACCGGTGAAATGTTATCGATCGCAAAAAACGATGTAAAACTGCGCCAACGTTATTTCATCGTCCGTGAGAGCAAAACAGCTGCTGGCCGAAATCGTGCTGTACCTATCAGCAAGAAAACACTCCCCTATTTTGAATTTTGGATGCAGCAGCCAGGTAAATATATCATTACA